AAATCCAAGATTTTAATTCTTCACCCATTACATCACTAGCAATATTCATTTTAGTACGTAGAGCTTTTTGTATTTTAATATCTATTGTGTCTTCAGCAACAAGATCAATGTAAGTCATAGGTTTAGTTTGACCAATACGATCAATACGTGCCTCTGATTGTAAACGTTTTTCTAAATCATAACCATTAGAATAATAGATCATTGTACTAGCTGCAGTTAATGTAATTCCAAAACCACCTGTGCCTGTTGTACCTACAAAGAATCTACACTCAGGATCTTCTTGAAACTTTTTAATATTTTTTTGTCTGTCCTCTGTGGCTGTTGCACCGTAATAATCTACAACAGAATTTTCTCCAAAGTGTTTTTTTATTTCTTCTATGATTCTTCTGCAGTCTTCAACATAGTAAGACCAGATCACAGCTTTACCTGATATCTCCCAAAGTATATCCATCAGTTCTGTTAATCTATTACATGGAAGTTGTTGAGGTTTGCCATCATCTGTTGCGTGGTAACCACAAGATATTTGATGTAGTCTTAACAATTGCACCATGACTGTAGATGTGGAGCAAACTTTACCCTCTAGTTCTGAGATCGCATACTTTCTCATTTCAGTATAAAGTTTTTTCTGTATACCGGTCAACTCTATTTTACGTGTTAAAAAAGTTTTTTTAGGTAAATCTAAACAGTCGTCTTTTAAAACACGTTCACTAAATTTTTTTATCTTTTCTTCTAGCTCTGGTATGTTTCTTTTGTTAGGACCAACCGGTACACTGACAGATCGCGACCCTAAATTCATTGTCTTCATAATGCAGTAATGAGCTCTATATGCCCAGAAAGAATCAAAACCTAACAGATAGTTATCTAAAAAAGCTGCTTGACTAAATAGATCTAATGGCGAGTTTGTAATAGGTGAACCTGTTAATATTCTTCTATACTTAGCAAGTGGTTTTAACGTCATGATGTTTCTAGTTCTATTTGCTGTAGGAGTTTTAATAGTTGTTGATTCATCTATTGCCATCATAGCTTTGTGACAAGATAAGAAACGTCTTGCAAACTCTGTAGCCTTTGGATATGAAAAGGCCTCTACATTCATAACTAAAATATGAAAATCTGTTCCAGTTGCAAAGAGTGTATTTAACTCTTTTATTTTTTCCATGGACGAATTAGATGTCTCCCACAGCACAACTTTTTTTTCAATGTGATTTACCATGTGAGTTGGTATCTCACCTTCATACCAGTTTTTATAAACACCTTTTGGTGCTACTAATAACAAGCCATTTATATGGCCTTTATCGTAAAGCATAGATGCATTATCAATTAATACTTTAGATTTCCCTGTACCCATTTCCATAAAATAGGCAAAGTATTCTTTATCCCAAGAACGCTCCAATGCTTTTAATTGATGCGCATAAGGCTTCGTTTTAAACTTATAATTCATGTTTACTTTTACTTTCTAATTGTTATATATTACTTGAAAGTTAAAAAGTCAATGAGCAAAGTTTATTTAATTCAAGACATACCAGGAACC